TCGATCCGCCCGTAATCGTCGCGTTGGCCGAAGAGAGAATAACCCCGGTGATCGATCCGCCCGTAATCGTCGCGTTGGCCGAAGAGAGAATAACCCCGGTGATCGATCCGCCCGTAATCGTCGCGTTCGAGGAAGACAGCGAGATCCCCGTGACCGAGCCGCCTGTGATCGCAACGGCGTTCGCATTCTGCGTCGCCATCGTACCGAGTGTGAGGTACGTACTGACGAACGATGCCAGCGTACTGAGCGGCACGTCCGCCGTCTGTGTCGTCACGACACCGGTCAGAGTGTCAGTCGGCGCGAGAGTGCGAGTGCCTAGCGGATATGAACCTTGTCGAGCCATTTATGATGTCGCCAGTATGGGGGCGTCGTACGTGTCGAAAATCGGATTGCCGTCCGTATCTTCCAGAAACTGATTCAGGATCGGTACGAAAGTCGGCGTTGTATCCGGCCGGCTCCACGGCACCCACTGGCGATCGAGAATGCCTCGCACGAAATCCTGCGGCTGGCGGATATTCCAGTCTTCTTTGCAGGTCATCAGGCCATCCCAGCGCTGCTTTAGATCGCCTGAATGGAATTTCATCCCGCAGACATCGCAGATTACGTCCCATTGACCCTTTTTGTAAAAGTCTGCGCGGCCCATTCAATTTCCGACGCACTGATAAGCTATCGTGTCCGTCGTCGCGCCGCTGAAAGAGACGGTCGATGCAGATGCCGGCGTCACCTTCACGGCGCTATTGGTCGTGGTATCCGTTGCCGTGCAGTTGTACGACGTCGTGCTGCTGAAGATGGCGCCCCCCGTGAACGTGGCTGTGCCAGCACCCGACGCGAGGGTAACGGAGCCCATCACCATATGCGGCGTCGTAACGGGCGTGCCGCTATCGGAATAGACGTTCACCGTGCCGGTGTTGGCAAGCAGCGTACCGGAAACGGACATCGTGCCTGCCACGGCAGTGTTCGAATTCAGATTGATCCCGCCAGCACCTTTCGGGGTGATGTTCAATCCGATATTGTTGTTCACGCCGATGGTGGACAGCGTCGGCGTGCCGCCGCTTGCCGCGCCATTCAATGCGACACTATTCCCGCCTGCGATCGTCGCGTACAGAGTCCCTGCTGATGCGATGTCGCCCGTCGCAGAGAACGTTCCAGTATGCGCCCACGCACCGCTTCCGCTGGTCGATGCGATACCGGTGACGCCAGATGCAGAGCCTCCCAATACCGACATAAAGTTCACCGCGCCGGATCCTGCATCGTTGACGAACCTGAAGTACATGCCGCCATTGATATTGAGAATCTGCACGGTGCGGTTGTTCGCCGTGCTCGATTGATCGTAGAAACTCGCTATCGCCCATGTCGGAGAGGCGCCAAGCGCGACACCTGAATTCGTCGGGCTCGCCGGTTGGGTATTGGCGGTTGAGCTGAGTGATCCCTTGACGTTGACGTTGCCGACAGCCGTGATATCCCCAGCTGAGGTTACGCTCGCCGCAGCCACGTTGCCCGATACTGAAACGCTCGACGCCGAGACAGTCGGCGCGGCGACGCTGCCGGCTGTGACCGCTCCGGTAACCGTCAAGCTCGATGCGTTCGCCGCACCGAGGTTCGAACCGTCAAGCGTCGCCCCGGTGATCGTCGGCGAGTTGATCGTCGGCTTGTTCTGCAGGACAACCTGCCCTTCCCCCGTTGTCTGCGCATGCGCTCCGGCCGCCAAGCTGAACGCGAGTATCGCGAAAACCTTTTTTATAGAACGCATGGCAAACTCCCTTATTGTTTTACAAGACGCAAAACGAGCGTGTAGCCGTTATCGACCGTGGTGCTCGCGCCCACCGTCGAAATGCTGATGCCGCCTGTCGCACCAGCGAGCCCCGGATCAGGGTAAATCCCGCCGAAGTCCCGGAAATACTTGTTGGCGCGGCCGATGCAGTCGTAGAACTGCTTCGGTGTGGTGGCATCCCAGAAGAGCTTCACCTGCATCTGCGCTTCGGCCTGGATGTCCCACTCGATGCAGTCGACACGCAGCTGCGTGGCGCGCTGCTTGCGCGACACGTCGACGTAGCCGAGCTGTGACGGCAGGATTAGCGACGTGACGGCCAGGTCACCGCCGCCCGAGCCGCCGTTATCCCCCTGCACGAGAAGAACCGCATTACGCGGTCCATCCTCTAGGACGCGTACTGTGATGCTCGCCGGCATATCAACGCTCCTTTGACGCCATCACGAAGTCGAGCGTCAGCGTCTGCGCAACCGCAGTGCTCGCTTGCACCGCCACGATCGGCGCACAGAGCACCCCGCCGATCCCCGAAACGTTGCGGCCGACTGGGCTAGTGACCACCGGCGAGCGGTTCGTCGAATTCGGCTGATTGGTGCCGCTTTGCGGCACGTAGCCGACCATGTTCGGTGCGATCATGGCGCGGATAGAGTCGTCGCGGTCGAGTGAAAACCCGATGTCGAAACTGACGCCGTTTTGAAGCGTGTATGCCTTCGTGGGGAACAGCGTCGAAGTGACGACACCAGCGTTCGACACGTTTAGCATGAGTTGCGTGCCGCCGGCTGCTTTGCTGATCCACACACCGGCCTGGGGCGACCCAGTGAACGGTGTGGCCGTAACCGGGATCATGCCGGCCATGAACGCCGACGCCGTGACGTCGCCGAGCGTCATGCGGGCGACGAAGAACATCCGACTGCCCGCACTTGCAACGAAGCTCGGCACGCCGCGTTGAATCGATACGAAGTCGCCCACCGTGGCCGCCGTCTCCATCTGGAGAAGGCCACCGTCCCCCGCGACATTGACAGCGGTGCCCGTCGTGACCGTCTGCACCCAGCCGGACAGCGAGGCAGGCAGATCGAAGTCATCGGCGAACACATGGTAGAAGAACGGGTTCTCCATGCCCATGCGGCCAAGCAACTGCCAGGGCGGAAGGTTGGAGAAACCGGAGGTGAAACGGACGGGGGAGGAAGGCATTTACGGCTCCTTGACGTTGCAGGGCAACGCGCCAAACGGCGCGCCAAGGGTTAATACATCGTTTTCTTGTGCTTCACGCGCGAGCTCGTCGTTTTCTTCGCCGCGCCTCGCCCGGCTTTGCTCACGCTCAACAGCTTTTCGGCCCCGCCCATGCTCGCGCTGCCTTTCACGGCCGTACTTTTCTTCGGCTTGTGATCGGTCTTCGTCAAGATGCCGGGGCGGCCTGATTTCTTGTGCATGTCGCCACTCCTATGCGCTATGTCTTTTTCTTACCGAGGATTCTGTCGGCTTTTGCGTCGATCTTGCTCTTCGCCGAAGCCGACAGGTTCCCTTTGTTGCGCTGCTGCGCGGCTCTCGCCTTCGCATTCCTCGCATGCGCCTTATCGGGCATTGGGTAAGACTTCGACCCAGGGAGCCCGAACGAGCTCTTGGGAAGGCTCTTGCGCTTCGCTGCAGTTAGCTTTGCCATTTACCTTCCCTATTGCTTAGGAGTGCGAATTAAGATATTCGATTGCCGCTGCTAAGTATTCCGGGTTATCTCTGAATTGTCCAAGTCCCTGATTGCACCGGGTGCAGAGTAACTTCCGAACCCCGCCTTTCTTGTGGCAGTGATCGACGGCTAGGTCTCTCACTTTGCCGCGGCTATCGCAAACCGTTTCCGGCTGCTTGCATATTGCGCAAACACCGTTTTGTGCATCCAACATGAGGTTGTACTGAATCGCAGTCAGACCGTAGCCGCGTTTCATGTCGTACTTCTTAATGCGTTCCGGGTGCATCGCTGCATACTCGCGCATATAACGTCGGCGGTACTCGCGTACGGTCTCGTCATTCCTCTTGGTGAACACCTTCTCTCGCCAAAAGAAATTCCCTGGGCCAAACGGTTTGTCCTCGTCGAACCGAGAGAGCACGTGCTCTTCGCTCGGGCGGCGCCCTACGTCTTTCACGAACACCCAAAAGTCCTGCCATACCTCAGCGCGGGCCTTGTCTTTCTTTCGCACCAACTCCCGCCATGCGTTGTACAGCGGGTGCTTTCGCCGGTTTCCCCAATCGCTGGGGCGGCTTGCTTCCAAGTCCCCATGCCTACGCAACCTGCTGTAGTGCATCGAGCACAAACCTTTTTGCCACGCTTCGTTGCAACATTCCCTGACACTGCACTTCATGATGTGACCCTCTTGGCTAGGAGGGTCACATTATATAGCCGATTGGAGGGCTATGGCCCCACCGATCCGAAGACACCGCGCCAGTCAGCCATTCCCACTGAATAGCGCTCGTAGGCCTTGTACTTCACGTTGCCCGAATCGAAATCCCCGTCATCCGAGAAGCGAATCGGATTTCGCTGGAACAAAATAGGCCCTTGCTTCGCCATGATGTTCGTGCGGATGAAGAACGTATGCGGCGCCGACAGGTACCGGTTCATCTTCACGCCTTCCGGGAACATGTTCAGGTACTTGAGCGCGTTGATGTCGTTGTTCGCGGTGCCGCTCTGGAACGTCGACTTCAGGATGCGTTGCGCGTTGTACATTTCCTGCGCCGGCACGATCAGCGAACGCGGCATCAACGAGATGCGGTTGCCGCGGTCGTCCGTCGTCAGCCACATCTGGATCGTCAAATCCTCGAGCGCGGCTTCCGACAAGTCAGCGGGCACCGACAGCGTATTTGAGCCCGTGCCGCCACCTTGCAGCGGGTGCGCCGACGAGATGAACGGCACGCCGTCCGAGCCAAGGCGCGTGCCCATTGTGTTGTAGAAGTTCGCGACGACCGTTTCCTTCGTTTGGCGGAACGAGAAGCCCAGCGCACCAGTGCGCTCGTTCGCGACCTGCGGATACAGGTTGTCGTCGATCTCTTCCTGCGTGACGATGTAGCCCAGACCGTACGCGATGTGAATGAATCGCGTCACGAAGCCCTGCCATTCGCTGTCGTACATCGTCGGCTGGCCTTCGGGCTTGGCCGGAGCCGCGCCGTAGCCGACGATCTGCACGATTTCTTCGTACTGCTTCTTCGAGCTGAAGACGTCGACGAGCGATTTCCACTCCTGCGCCGTTTCGTTGTACTCGCGGCCGAAGGTTGCAAATAGCCCAGGCCACAGCAGTTTTGCTTCTGAACCGGTATTGATTACGCCACCTGCCATTTTCTTTCTCCTTGATAGCCTGTGTTATTACGCGCCGGCGACGCCGGAACCCGACAGCTCGTGAAGATTGAATTTCACGATCCAACGGGCGTTTGCGCCGAGAGTGTTGCCACCACCAGGGGCCGGACGCTGCGACAGGCCCATCATCTTCAACGGTAGGGTTGCGGTCGTTGCGACAGAGCCCGTGGTGAGCGTCGTCGCGGAAATCTGCAACGGCGGAGTCGGGTTCGTCGGCGTGAACGCTGCGTTCTTGTTGCAAGCTGCTGCCGTGAGCGCGGTCAGCCCATCGTCCGCGATCTCGTAAAGCGCGTTCGGGTCGTCGTTGACGACCACGTAGTAATCGTGCGTCTTCGCGGCCGGTACATTGATGACCTCAAGCGCGAGCGGCGTGCCGATCAGCGACGGCGTACCGATTGCGGGGACCGCCAACACGCCGACGATGACGCCGCGTTGATACTCGGCCGCGGCGCCCGTCGACTTCGTGATCGCCGGGATACCGTTCGCATCACCACCTGCTACAGACTTCACGGCGTCGCCAATCTGGTATTGATTGGTGTCCGTCGCGGGAATGACGTAGGTGTTCGTCTGCCCGGTATACACGCCGACGCCGCGAACCGGTGAAAACCCCATCGGGGCGACCACGTTTGCCATTGCTTCTCTCCTGTTTAACTAACCGTTCGTCCGAATTCGCCCTGCTGCACCACCAGCGCTTGCTTGCGCTGATCGGGCAGGTACTTCTCGCCGATTCGATCGGTGTTCATCCCGCCGTTGCGCAGCATGTCGCGCTCGCTCTTGGCGATTGTCTGCACCGATTCTTGCTGGTCCTCTTCGAACCATTCCTGCTTGATCTTCATCAAGTAGGCGTACAGCGGCGTGTTCTGGTCCGTCGTGCCGACGATCGCGCGGATGCGGTTGCCCACGTCCGAATTGCGCTCGACGACCTTGTTGCTCTCGGCGAGCGACACTTCACTGCGCTCGACGAATTCCCAGCCGCCCGACTCGGCGCGCTCGAGGCGCCCCGGCGTCTCGTTAAACCACCGCTGCACATAGCCGGGGATTTGCGTGAGCACCTCGAGGCGCTTGTTCGTACCGTTGAAGACGCCGCGCTGTCGCGTGCGGATCGTCTTCACCTCTCGATCAGTCTGCGAGCGCACTGGTGCCTCGCCGACCAAATCCGAATTGTCAGGAGTCCTAACTGAAACTCCGGCTGCAAGTGCTTCCAAACGTTCGCGGCTGCGGCTCATCGCTTTCTCCGATCATCGTATCCGTGGTACAGCTCCACCCATTGCTTGCGCGTAATGCCGCCTTCTGCCACGGCTTCGTCGCACGCCTGCTTTGCCTCGCGCGGCAGCGCCTCATAAGAGTTTCGCCCTGCGCCTGCGCCACCTGTGGCTCCTGGCGTTGCCCCTTCGACGGGGTTGCGCCGACCGGCCGCGAACTTCTGCGGAAAGGCTCGTTTGACACGCTTCGTGACTTCCTCGAGCAAGGCTTCGAAGGGCATATCGGGGTTGGCGTTGCGGATCTGCTGACCCATCCCGCCGGCGTACGCCGACATATCCTCGTCCTTCTCGAACCACGGATTGCGCCCAGCCCATTCCACCAGAGTCGGGTTCTTGCGCCAGTCTTGAGCTTGCGGTGTGGTTTTGGGTGAAGTGCCTTCAGGAAGGTCGGGAAGCTCAGGACCACGTTCGCGCAGGCTATCGAGTTGATCGTCGATATCCGCAGCGGTTTCGTGCTCGCCGGCTCGCAACGCTTCTTTCTTTTGCGCTTTCAGGAACGCGATCTGCTGATCGAACTCGTCCTTTTGCTTTTTAATCTGAAGGTCAAAGATCCGCTTGTGCGCGGCATCCATGCCTTGCATCTGCCGGCGCAACTCGGCCAACTCATCGGCCTGTTTCGCTACGGCTTTACGCAGCGAACCATTGTTGCGGGCATGCACTTCGAGAAACGTCTCTGCGTCGGCCCACTTCGACGGGTTGCCCGTGTACTCATCTTCGGGAACCCAGCCGAGCGCGCGAGCCTGCGCTTCTACATCACCACCCTCACCTGCATTTGACAAAGTGCGGGTATCGTCAGTCGAACCATATTCCGGGATTTCAGCGCCGTCAAGATTGGCGTTTTCGAGGTCCGGGGTATCGTCGGCATCAAGCGACATTTTCCACCTCCAAGCCGACCACATCGAGGTCGTTCAAGATGCGGTACTTCGCGCCATCGCTGCCGCTGTACAGGAGCCCCGCGAATTTGCCGAAGACGATGCGGTCACCCGGCTTCGCCCATTCCGCTGTCGGCGTGTCCTTCCAGCAGCCGTCGCCCACGGCTACGACCGTGCCCTTGACCTGCGCCATTTCGTCGCGACCGGTCGTCTCTTCAACGAGCACGATGCCGCTGCCCGTCTTCTTCTCGACGCTGTCCGGGAGGACGAGCAGCCGGTGACCGAGCGGGATGAACCCCGATGTGTTTTGCATTTCACTCACCCTTCATTGCGTTGAGGTATTCGTCGTAATCCATCTCGGCAATTGCTTCGATGGTCTTCACCTTCTCGACCGCGGCGATATTCATGGCCGCGATCACATCCATCGGCGCGCCGCTGGGCGTGAACTGCCCCGCGCTCCACGCGCGCTGTGCGTCAGCCCGCAGCGCCGCCAGGAATGCCAGGAACTGCTTGGTTTCCTCCTGCTGCGTCCATGCCTGCCACTGCTCCCTGCTGAGAATTCCCCCCACCTGTTCCTCCTTGCGCTTGTTGTGACTCAAAAAGCTTCGTGTAGCCGTCGATCGCCGACGTCATTTGGTCCTGGTACGCCTTGGCGGCGTCCAGTTCGTGATTCATCAAGTCGAGAATCTGCCCGTTCTCCGCGACGCCAGCCTCAGTGCGCAGTTTCAGCGCCTGCGCCTCGAGCAACACGATCTTGGCTTGGTTCAGCCGCGCGTTTTCCATGAGCTCGAGCTGGTGACGACGATCGGCCGCTTGCAACTTCGCCTGCTCGGTCTGCGCCTTGATCTGCGCGATCATCACCGGTGGGGGTGGCGACGGTTGCTGCGCGCCAGGCGTGCCGGGTTTCGGGAAAATCTCGTCGATGTTCGGTACTTCGAGTCCCTCGAGCACGCGGCGCTCGACGGCGTAGCGGTTGTACCCAGGCATGCTGCTCGCCAACTGGCGCACCGTCATGTCACGCTGCAGGAGCTTCTCGCGCGAGGCGATGCTCGGGTCTGCGGCCGGCACAATCGCCTTGTTCGATTCGAAGTAATCGGTCCACAGCGCGTAGCCGCCATTGCCCGACTCGTCGGCGTAGTCGAATCGGCCCGTCGAGGGTTCGGCGAGGTAGTTCAGGCGATAGATCAGCCGGAACTCCTTCTTCATCGCGCGGTACGTACGCTTGTAGATGCCGTTGAAGACCTTCTCACCCTGCTCGATCACAGCCTCGGTCGTGCCGACCTTCTGGTTCTGTCCGGGGTTCTGGCCGGTCGCGGCATCTGTCGCCATGCCGATACGTGATCCCCAGTCGATCAGGAGGTTCAGCAGCTGGAACAGCACGGCTGACGGCTCGCGGATCGGCAGCGGGTAGACGCCTTTATGCAGGTCTTCCGCCGTCGAATCGGTGCGCTTCCATTCTTGCGGCTTGAATGCGTACTCGCCGCCGCGCACGCGCACGCCGCGCGCGAGGAAGCCGCCGCCGAGGTTCGACATCGTGCCGGCATCGATCAGCTGGTTCACGAGCGTGTTGATCGACTCGTTCGTGGCGCCGAGCAGCATGCCGAAGCCCATGCCATAGATCGAGCCGTCCGGCGACGGGATGAATTCGTACTTCGTGAAGTAGTGTTCGGGCTCGATGCGTACGATCTCGCCGGCCGCGTTGCGCTCGACCTTGTCGTTTTCGAAGCGCGCGACGAGCCGATAGAGCACGCCGTCGTCCTCGCGCACGAAACCGATGTAGGGCTCCCGCATGCCGTCGCCGTCGAGGTCGAGCCAGAAGTGCTGCTCGAGCATTATGATTGGCGTGTCGTCATCGATCGCCGGGTGCTGCACGCCGCTGATTTCGTTCTCGGCGTGGTTGATGACGCTCGCGGGCGGCAGCGCGCGGGGCGACGGGATATCGTCGTCACCTTCGGCGCCATAGGTCTCTGCCGGCCGCGCAAACAAGCCGCGGCGAACGCGCTCTTCGACCTCGTCACGCGACAGGCCGATGACGTGCGTCATGCGCGGCGCGTCTTCGAGCGACTTCGCGTAGTAGTTGATGACCAAGTCCTTCGGCATCACGAGCTCGCTCACCACGTGGTGATAGCTCGAGCTCGAATAGGTCTTCTTGAACGCGCAGCCCATGATCGCCTGGACGATCAGCGCCTTATCGGTGCTGTCTTCCCATTGGGTGTCCTCTTCCATGACCTGAAACGACATGTGCTGCGAAACGCGCTTCGCGCGCGCCGTCTTCTGGCCATCCGGGTCTTCGCCGATCACGCGACAGTTCACCGGTTGTGCGCCGCGCACGAGCGCCGGATACGCACGGGCGTGGTACTGAAGCGCCGCGATCGTTAGCAGCGGGAACTTGACGTTGCTCGCACCGGGCCACGGGAACGTCTTTTCCTCGGCGAGCTGCATGACGAGCTTTTCCGCGTCCGCATACCGGTCTTCCCACTCGGCGCGCGATTGCTTGTCGGTCTGGTAATGTCGGCGGATCATCTCGCCGACGTTCTTCACGTCGTCCTCGTGCATCATTTCGACGACGTTGTTCGACGAAATGATGGCCCCAAGGCTCAGGTGCTTGTTCAGTTCCATGCTCAATACCCGGTCGTTTTGCTTCTGCCTTGTTGGTATGCGCCCGCCACTTCAGCGGCGTACTCTTCTTCCTCGACCTCTTCTTCCGTGGGTGGCGTGACGACCTGATCGAGCGCCAGCCCAAACTGGCTCAACGTGTCGACCACGTCATCGTGCGCGCCGCGAGGGAACTGCAGCATTTCCTGCTCGACGTCGTCGTACCAGTCCGCGCTCTTGTCAAAGCGCACGCGCCGCGCCTTGATCCGCGCCTGGATCGACTTCGCGCGTGTCACTTTGTCCTTGCTCGGGATCATCAGGTGCAGCGTCAAGAAGCAGTTGCGCCGCGCCATTTCCTCGTTCAAGTACGGCCCCAGCGCTTTCAAGATCGTGCCCGACTCGACGAACCACGTATCGGGTTCGTACTCTTCGTGCACGGCGAAAATCTGGTCGACCAGCGTCTTCGGTTCCCAGCGGCCCTTCTTCACGTCGATCAGGTCGAGGTTCTGCGCCGCGTCGAGCGTCGCGACCGAGATAACCGAGCGGTCCGCGCTCTGGCGCGTCGACACGGCCAAGTCCACCGAGGCGTAGAAGTTCACTGGGCGCCGGCCGGGGTTGTGTTCCCAGTCGCGGTAGTGCTCTTCCGGGATGTCGAGCAGATCGTCGCGGTCGAAGAAGCTGTTGCCCTCGGCGATCGGCTGGTTCAGGTATTCCTGCGAGTACGCATCCGACTGCCCCTGGTTGACGAACACCTGCCGCGTCTCGCGCAGTCGCTCTTCGGTCCAAGCATCCGGCCACAGAATCTCGCTGAAGTCGTCGAACGAGTGATGTGCAGCCCACAGGTGCGTCGTCCATTGCGCGTCGCTCATCAAGTCCATCAGCAGCGAGTTAAACGACAGGATCGTGCCGACGATGCGAAACAGGCAATCTTTCGAACCCGCCGGCAACAGCTGCTTGAAGAACCATGCCTTGAACTTCTTCAGGCGCTCCGGGTTCGTCACGATCTCGTCGAACTCCAGATCGTCGCCGAGCACCATGTTTGGTCGCTTGCCGCGCCACTTCAGGCCACGCAGACGCTGCTCGCTGCCCTTCGCGATGACCCGCACCACATGGCCATCCGCGAACTCGAGGATGATTTCGGTTTCCGTGTCCTTCAGGAACTGCCGAAACTGGAAGTCTGCGCACAGGTCTTCGTTCTCGTAGAAATCGTTCTTGATTTCCTTGAGCTGGTGCACGGCCTGAGTTTCGGAGTCCGAGACGATCATGATGTGGTCGCGCATCCGAAACAGGATGACGGCCATCGCGAACGTGTGCGTGATCGACGTCGACTTCGAGTGCCCGCGCGGTGCGGCCCAGGCGCAATACTTCAACCCTGGGTTACACGCCTCTTCCCACATCGTCCGGTGAAACGGCGCGGTTGGTGCCGGATCGTCGAACCCATCCCACAGGTACATCCGCTGAAACCCTTCGATCAGCGCAACATCGAGCTTGCCCTTCGCCATCTTCGGTGGGGGCTTCGTCGATCGCGCTGTTTGCGTGGGTGAGCGGGATACCTGCATCAGTCGCTACGGTTTATCAAATTCCACTTCAGGAACTCAAGCACACCGACCACGTTGGCATTTGGGAGATTCGCGTACTTATCCCCCCAAATCACGGCAAGAAGATCGTCCTGAAGCTGGCCGGTGAGCGGATCCCTTGATCGCAGTTCGATCACTTTGGCTTTTTCGTCCGGCATGGTCAGTCCTTACAGACGATGCGCTTGGGCTTCTTGCTCGACGTCGACTGCCCCGTACCGCTGAGCGTCTTACGATCGGCCGGTGCCTTCTTCGGGGCTCGCGACTGTCCTTTCTGGTCCTTGTGCGCACGGGATGCGGCCATGTTCATTTCCTTTTTCGAGCGTTAAGACGATCCAAAATCCATAGCGTCAGGTACGAGACGCCGAGCCACAGAGCGATAGATGCCGCAAGTATTAAAACCAGCTTCATCGATCCGCTGTGGTCGTAGAGCATTCGATCTCTCCTACCTCAAGCACGACGCGACCTGTTGCGCATATATCGGCTAGTATCCGCGTCGCGATGTCATGCCCCCACGAAGTCGCTTTTCCGTCCGCCGTCCGCCACTGCATGATGGCGATGCAAATATTCTCGGCGTCAGACTGGGTTATTTTCATACCAAGTCCTCGTTCTCGGTTGCGTTCTCCGTCTCGACCTCGCGCACTTCGACATCGACCGTCGCGGTGTCGCGCAGCGCGTCGCGGTTCTCAGTGGCGCCGTACTGGCGCAGCTTGTCGGCGATACGCTCGAGAGCGCTCGCCGCCTTGTCGTCTTGGTCGGGCTCACGGCGGATCGCCGCGCGCTTGTCGAACAGGACTCCCGTGACTACGGCCAGGTCGCGCGCGCTGATCGGCTGCGTTTCCCGGATCACGCCGGTCTTCGTGAGCAGCACCTTCTCGTCGCCATGCTCGATGCGGTCTTCAAGCCGGTCGAGCGCTTTGTCGAGGATCTTGCTGATCCGGCCGTCCATGCGCCGATCGAGCGAGCGCTTCAGGTCTTTCGTTGCATCGGCGAACCACTTCTCACGAGTCCACTTCGCCGCGGTGTTGATGTGCACACCGGCAATCAACGCGGCTTTGGCCTGGTGCCCTGTATCGAAATAGGCGAGCACAAACGCCTCGCGCCGCTCTTCGTCGGGCGTGGTGTCGATGGGCTGGCCGGCAATCGCATTGCGTGGTTTGCTCATGTGGAGCAGCTTTAGTTAGGATTCCTAACTATTATCCTTTGATGGTTTCGCAAATGCAAAATATAATCTTGAAGGCTAGATCGGAGTCTAACCAATCGATGCGCAGATTCCTATTTTATTTCCGCGGCGGTTTATGGCATTGCACTGCTCGCGGCTACGGTGTCGTCGGCACGAGTAAAACCGTGAACGGCGCCCAATCGACTTTTCTTACCGCCATTCGTGGTTCTTTCCCAAAGGAGTAATGCAAATGTCCGATCCGATCGCTGACGCGAACGTGGCTCTCGCCGCTCAATCCCCAAACGTCGATGCCGGCGCTGCGACGGCGAGCTCGACGCCGGCCCCTTCAACTACTGCGCCCGCTGCTGTCTCGAGTGGAGACGGGATGGCTTCCGTAGCCTCGTCCGCTCCGTCGGAGAGCCCCGCGACCTCAGCCGCTGGCCTTGGTGATGCGGGAAACGTCCCCGCCGCTTCCGCGCATACCGCCCCTGTAGCAGCTGCGGCAGCCCCTACCGCTACTGCCGTCTCGGCTGTGGCTCCGGTGGCTGAAGCGGGAAACGTGTCTGCCGTCGTACCCGTGAGCACTGGTTCGGCGGCTGAACCGGGAAACGTGGTTACCGGCGGGCAGTCGTCGCTGCCTGCCTCTTCGGGTGGGGCTACTGCGCCTGTCTCGTCTGCGCCATCGGCTGGCTTGTCTGGCACTGGCGAGACGGCTGAGCCCGTCGACAAGGTACTCGCGGCCCTGCCGGCCGAGCACCACGTTTTGCTGCACGAGTTGCTGGCGCACATCGAAGAAGGCTTCACCGAGATGTCTCTCATGCTCGGCTTCCACCGGTTGTTCGGCTTGAAAAAGAAGGTCGCCGCGAAGCTCTAACGGCTCCCTGGTGCTGATGTGACAAGGCCCACTTCGGTGGGCTTTTTCTTTGTGGACGCTAATTGGGGATTTTTGCGTGTTTCGGGAGGGAGGGGAGGCGTGTGTTTTGCATGTTGCGAAATGCAATCTGCGAAATGCGGGCTCTTTATTTTTGCGCGAGCGTCGGAAACAGGGTGTTACCGTAACCTGTTACGGTGATTTTACCCCCTGGCCCCGGCCCCGCGCGGCCGCCGCGGGCGGCCTCCCCGCCTCCGAACTAAGGGTAAACCCTTACTCATCGACGCCGATCCTTGCTGCATCAGCCTCACACCATGACTACATTATAGCAGATGCGAAAAGGAATGCAAGTACTTTCGTGCGCAGCGGATCTAGACTCCGGTGTACGATGCGCGCATCGCCTTATGCAGTAAGGCTTTGCGCTTGATGCGGCGCGTCGGTGTGCCCATCGTGTGGCCGCGGCCGCGGCTCAGGCAGCGCTCGAGGCCAGGTGCGCGGCGCTCGATGCCTTCGGCTTGGTGCGAGCTGGGCTGCGTTTAGGCTGCTTCGGAGCCTTCGGTGCGCGGCCATTAACATGAGCCCTTAACACAGGACGACACCCGCTCCGGTAGCCATTGGGGTGTATGTGCTTGCCGCATCCGTTGCACCTTATTGGCTTGTAGCGGCTCCAATCGACATCCGGCCGCATCTCTTTAGCCGTCAATGGAAAGCCTTCTACGTGCTCCAAGATGAGCGCTGCAATTGGCGGGATGCCTCCTCTGTGCGTCCAGGTGTTGCAAGCGTATCGACCCAGTCCAGCTGCGCGAGACAGTGCCGCACCGCTCCCCGCCCATTCAATTGCGATGAGCAGTGCGCGCGCGCAGATCGATTTGTGGAAGGCATCAATTTCCGCTTGCATTACATTTCGCATTTGCTATAATTCAATCCATCGAAACGAAACACGAAGGGGAACGAGATGGCAAAGTTCTATATCGGTTACACCAATTCGAACGGGAAGCTTGAAACGTATCTTTGCGAAGCTGATAGTCTCTCGAAGGCATTCGACATGGCGTCGTTGCAGCACGGTGGGAATCTCCTGTGGGTTCGTAACGCCATCTAACCAGGACCACCCATCATGCTCAAAGCCCTACTCAATCCCTACCGCGTCACGGTCATCGGCTACCGCGACGATGTCATCGTACACCGCGCCAAGTCGTTTTACGAAGCGCTGTCGTGGGCGGCCTGCTACCCTGCCGGTGTGCGCGCCACGGTGAGCACGCGTTTTGGCCGTGCGCTCGCTGTTCGTTTCTGATCTCTTAGGAGTCCTGATTATGCCCCGCCTCTACCACATCGTCGCAATCAACGAGCGCAGCGGCCGGAAGGTCTACTGCACGGCCTACCCGATGCCGCACCACGAAGCGTGCACGATGCTGAAGAAATTCAGCCACCATCCGGCGCGCCGTGGGCAGCTTGAGCAAGTCTAGCGGCAACAAGTCGCCACCCCCGCAACCATCGGCCCGCAAGGGCCGATTTTCATTGTGCACTCTGAATCTGCAATTCTTGCGCGTTCTCTTCGCTCAATGAACCGTATCCTGTAACCTCGCATCCACCCCCTCCCAAGACCTTCTCTCTATATATTATATCTTATGCTATACGTATTCTTACTTCTACCTTTCTATCTTTCAATCCTTCCTACTTACTATAAAATAATAGATACTGTGGATACTGTAGGTAGAAGCCAATCTGAGTAAGGCTCCGAGCCGTCGCCCACCTGAGTAACCGCCCCAACAACGTTGGATACACGCCGCTGAGCAGCGTGCGGCAAATTACAACTTTTGACGGATAGACCGTGACAAACCGAAACCACGCCCGGAAAACAACTGATTTCCTAACAGATAAATGGCGGCCGCTTGTCACCGCATGGGTCAGGGACCGCGCGCCCGAAGTCTTCACGATGGATCAGGCCGTTGCCGGTGCCTTGGGCGGTTTGATGCCTGCATGCCACAAGACATCAAATCAAATGCGGATAGCAACCCTGCTGCGCGATCTGGGGTACGCGAAGACACAGAAGTGGACCGGCGGCACAGTGCGTAAGGTATGGCGCAGTACCCTAATCTGAACGCGCAAATTTTGCAGAAACCGCTTGCGCTCACGTTTCGCATTTGCTATAGTTCTCACATCGCAACGAAACAACGAAACGGAGAACAGCATGGCAACTTTCACGATCACCAATGCAAAGCGCCTTCGCAACACCACTGTTGGCAACCCGATGTGGGAACTGACGCTTGTGCAGGAGAACGCGAAGGGCCAGCAGATTGTTTGCCGCAACAAGCCGAACAGTGGCTTCATCTACGGCTTGCAAGTCGAAGGTAAGATCAAAGGTAAGATCGAAGGCACGCTGCGCACGACCAAGGGCGGTCGGGTGTACCTGGTCGACGCAACGAACGTGAAGTAATAGCCCCACTGACGAGCCGTAACGCCGGCGAAACGCCCACCGGGGCGTCTGGGGATAACCAAAAGGACCAAACATGGCGAGCACTCACCGCACTCTGCAGGGCGCAATTGACTTCGCGAAGGACTACAGCCGCGCGCTATTCGGTACCGTACTGGTCTACCAGACCGGGCCGGAAGAATTCAAAGCTTCGGTGCACACCGAAGTGGTAGAAGGCGCAGTCGTCTGTACCTACCGTAAGGGAGTGAATACGCTAACTCACCCGGTGTTCACCGGGCCGGTCGTCTAACGCAGCCCCACCACAGACCCCCCCGGCCCAGCTAAAAGGCAACCACTACGGAAGGGTAAAAACGAAATGCCCGATACGTCCCGCGTATGGACCATGACCTACTGTGACGGGTTGTGGTCCTTCCGTACACCGCCATTCCAGAATAGAGCCGGGTTCAAGTCGCTCGAGTACCGAACGCGCAGAGAGGCGCTGGAAGTGATGCTAGAACGGTTCAACGCCCGGCCGGCGATCTACCGGTTTGTCGTTGAGCGCAATGGGCGTACTATCGTTCGGCTGATTAAACGGAGGCTACAACCATGAAAAGAATCATCGCCGCCATTCTGTTCGCGGCCGCAGCTGCTAGCGTGCACGCCACCGACGACCTTTGCGCGTCGATCGGGAAACTGGCGGGGGAGATAGCCAAAAGCCGAGAGCTTGGCGTTCCTGAGCAGAGGACACTGGAAGGGGTAATGGGCTCTTCCGAAGACATCAAGTTCGTGCGCTTCACCGCACTCGTCGCCGATGACGTGTACCACCCGGGCGAAGGGGTCGACGCGAGCCCCGCGTCAGTCCGCGCCGGCTATGAGTCCTTCTGCCGTAAGAACGGTTGGGACAAATAAAGCGGAACGCGCCCTAGACCCGCCAGGGCGCCTGTTTTGGCTACAGCAGCAGAGAATCGATCCAGACCTTGCGCACAGCGCCGCCCACCCGCTTCTGCTGCTTCACATAGCCCAGTGCTTTGAGCGAGTCGGCCGCGCGCATCTGGATTGGCTTGTTGACCTGCTGCGCGTTCAGCCCCAGCGCTCCGTGCAAGACGTCGGAAAGCAGGAACGGGCCATAACCGCGGGGCTCTTCGCCATCCATGTCCGCCTCGTCCAGCCATTGCGCGATGTGCTCTTCCCACGTGTCGCTCACCATAAACTGCTGGTGCTCGGCCTGCGCTAGGCCTTCGGCCTCTTCCCACATCACGCCATGCTCACCGAAAAGCGCTGCGCCTTCGGCCCAAAGCTGCTCGCGATCGCGCGCGATGCGCTCGAGGTCGCCCTTCCCAGCTCGCACCGGCAAGAACCGGCTGTTACCGGTGCGGTCGACCAAGAATTCATCGTCGTTGGTCGTACCGATGAAAATGAAGCGTCGCGCGTACTGGTGATACTTCTCGGCGTATAGGTTGCGGATGTCCTCGTGCGTGCGGCTAATCATCGCCTTGATGTGCTCGATGCTGCCATTGCGCATGCCCTTAAGCTCTGGCAGCTCAATCAGCAGCCGGCCGCGCATCAGCCGGCTCATCTCTGGCCCAGTGTTCGACAGGTCGAGCGTGGTGAAAAACGAAATCGAAGGCGCGATGGTTTCAACGAGCGTCGACTTGCCCGCGTTCTGCAAGCCCGTAAGAATGACCGCCATCTTCGCCTTGACACCAGGCGACAGCACGCGCCCCGCGAGCGCGCTCCACATGTACCGCGACACCGCGCGCGTGTATGGCGTGTCTTCCACACCCATGCAGTCCTGCAGGAACGTCTCGCAACGCTTCACGCCGTCCCAGGCCGGCAAGCCGGTCAGCCACTGCATCGCCGAGTCGAAGGTGTTCTCGTGCGCCACCATTGCCACCATGCGTCGCAAGTTGGCGTGCGGAATCTCGCCAAACTTCACCGCCTCGAGCGCGATGGCAAGCCGCGGGTAATCGACCTCATCGAACGGAACCCATTCCGAGCCGCCACGCTCAAGGCGCATGATGTCGTCGCGGAACGAGTCATAACCCAGCGTCCAGGGCACGATCGCGCGGCACTTGAGCGCCAGGTAAATATTCGTGCTGTTCGCCGGCACAATGCCGGTCTTTGGGTTGCGGTTCAGGAAGTCCGGCAACGCCTCGTCGAGCTCGGGACTGTCGGCAGACGACGCCGGCAACACTTCAAACTGCTGCGCCACATCCTCTTCCCAGCCGTATTGCTCAGCGGCAATCCGTTTGATCGTCTCCCCGGTAATGGGCCGGTCGCGGTCCGGTGTCAGGTATGGCCACACCCGGTTTTCGAAGAACTCGCGATTGTCTTTGCCGGCGCGCGCGTTGAACTCGAGCGCGATTTGCAGCCCTTCGTCGCTGTGCTCGGTTTCGAAGTCGATCGCTGCGATGATCTTGAACCAGTCATCGTACGGCAGCTCGTTGCTACCTGAATTCGGGATCGCGTCGAGCGCTTGGCGCCAAGTTGCTGACGAGCTCGGCGCTTTCACGACGGTCAACGACGATGTAGCTGGGCGCTCACGCGGCGCGACAGGTGACGACATCGGCCACCCATTAGTTAGGAGTCCGAAGTAATCTGAGTCCTCGAGTTCGAAGGTATCCAGGGGTACGCTCTTGCGCGCCCCTGGTATCACGAACATGTTCCCGAACTTCCCCGGCTCGATACGATCCTGTTTGGGGAAAATCTCGATCTCGCCTGCGGCAACACCGCCAGCGCCATCCGTAAAGCCCGCATCGGCCAAAACGTCGGCGAGCAACGCACGAACGCTGTAGGCATCGTTCTCGGCTTCCCATAGAAAATAGACGTGCACGCCCTTGCCACCGCCACTACGGAACGGCGTCCCAAGCAGTCCTCGCGCCTCGGCCGCCTGCATGACGCGCAGTGCAGCCGTCTGCATATCGGGCCACGCCGTCTCCCCGCGGTGGCTGTCCATATCGAGCAGAGCGACCCGCGTAGTCGAGCTGCCAGGCAGCATAGGGTATGCACCGTACGCGGTACCACCGGACAGATGCCGGCGCACTTTGACATCGGAGAGCGGCTGGTCTACGCGGGCAGGGGCTTTACCGGGTTTGACTTCCACGCAAGTATCCCGGCGTACGCGCTCGACGAGCGGCGCGATAGCTCGCGCAAGGTCTTCTTGTTCTGTCGTCATATCAAGTCCAGATTCTCCGTCCGACCGATCGCGCGGTGCTTGCGCAGGTACTCGATCGCGGACTCCAAAATGAATTCGTTGTCGCGACCCAGTCCGATCATTTGGTTACAGAGGTCGCACAGTAGTCCCCTCACCTGACCGGTATGATGGTCGTGGTCAACAGGCATTGATCGATGTTCATTCTCCCCGCGGCAAATCGCGCACTTTCCATTCTGCGCGTCCGCCATTTGTTGGTACTCCACTAGGCCGATACCGTACTTACGCTTCAATTGCAACTCCCGTTCGCGCTCCGGGTTTTCTTCTCTCCGCTTTTTGTTGTAGGCAGCTACGCGCTCGCGATTCTCTTCGTACCACTTTTTGTTGTTGGCGGCCACGCGAGCCTGATTCTCTTCGCGCCACTTTTTACTATTGGCTGCGTAGCGCCCCGGGTTTTCTTCTCGCCACTTTTTGCGGTTTCTAGCCACGCGCTCCCGGTTCTCTTCGCCCCACTTTTTGCCTGCAGCAGTTGCGCACACTTTGCAATGGCTGCGCAACCTACCCCTATCCCTGCCGAATCCATCAAGCGTCTTCTCGGCACCGCATTTCGTGCAGACCTTCATTGCTTAGGACTCCGAAGTTTCGGCGCCCAATGAACCGTCGCGCTTCGCTTTCTGCGCCTCCACCCAAGCATCGACCTCCTTAAAATCCCATCGCACTGAGCCGCCAACCTTAATAGCTTTTGGGAAGTCGTGCCGCTCCATCAACCGATAAACGGTCGACCTAGACACTTCCAGAAGTTCAACAACATCCGTTACCCCGATCAACATGACACGCCTCTATACGAATTAGGACAGAGGCAAATCTAGCCGATCAGGGAGACGTTTGTCACGAAGAATTTTTTCGCGATTGCTTTAATCAGAGCGCGGCCCACACTTCGCGAAGTAGGGGCACGCTGCGCACGCCGGGCACAGATCGGCTCGCGTGAGCTGCGGCAGTCTGCCCTTCGATTTCGATGTGATCGGCTTAGCCGCGGTCTCGATCCGGTCAGCTAGTTCGGCCGATGCGACACGGCCGCCCTTCTCTTTCGGGTAGCACAACTGGTAGAGCACCGAGCGAGACGTCGTCGCCGCGGCGGCCAGTGCGTGCTGCTCGTCAGGCGTGGCCGCCTTCATCCACTCGTGAAGCTTCTTGCTGCCCATGGCTTGCATCCTTTCAATGTCGATACGCGATTGTAGCATGTGCGAAACACGCAACAGTTATTTAAAAAACCGTGTCGCATTCATCCGACGAAACTACTTCTCGCACCGTATGCAATCCGTGCGGAATACCTTGCAAGCCATGCCGGACAAGGCCTGCGACGATTTCACGCAGCGTTATAGCAGATGCTGCAACCACAGCGTAAATAAAGTGTCAAGGGGGAGCAACACAAATATACCGCTTGCTATAGTCGAAATCGGGGCATAAATTTCATCCCGTTGTTCCGACGAATGCAGTTAAACCTGAGAGGAAATCTGAAATGAGTCTCGAGCAAGCGCTGTCCGAAAATACGTCCGCAATTAATGCGTTGATCGCTCAATTGAAGAGCGGCAACGCATTTACCGCCGGCATGTCGACGCCCGTCGCCGCACCAGTGACGATCGCCCCCGCCTGGGCAGCCACCGAGCAGCCGACCAAGGTCGAGAAGGAAGAAGCCGCAAAAAAGCCCGAAACGCCGAAATCGAAGCCCACTTCCGACACTTCGCCCGCTTCCTCGCCGGAATCCACGGCGCCGACGAAGCCGGAAGTTGACTTCGACGCGGTGAAGCAAGCCGTGCTCGAGGTGTCGAAGAAGAGCCGCGGCACGCCGCAAGACAGCCGCGAGCAAGCCGAAGCACTGCTTCAACGGTTCGGTGTGCAGAAGATCAGCCAGCTCGGCATTGCGGTCTACGCAGACGTCTATGCGCTCGCGCAGAAGGTCATGGCCGGCGAGGATGCGAGCGAAGCAGTACTGCCCGAAGGCGCCGAGGGTTTGGAGTGAAACGTTTCGGACTCCTAACTAAAAGGATAGCGCCATGAGCACGATCGAACAGCAGGCCCGACGTTACCGCGCGATGCGCTGGTCGGCTACCAACGAGCGGAACGGACACCCCAAGATCGTCAAGATCCTCGAGGACTTCAACCTGCCCGAAGAGCCGCCCGCGACGGCGGCAGAGTGCGACAAGATTTTCGATGCACTCGCCGATCATCTCGAAGAAAACTGCATCGACATTTCGGAGTCCTAACTAAATGTCTCGCGCAACGCAACACGAACCCGGCATGGCGCTCGCGGTGATGGGCTTCTTCCGCACGATGCGACCGGCACGCCGCAAGCCCGCACCGACGCGCGGTGCACAAGCGAAACCTGCTTCAAAAACGGGGGTGAAACGTGGCAATAAAAGCGCAGGTTAATGTTTCGGAGTCCTTACCAATTTCGTTCCCGAAGTTGATGGTTGCCAAGGACGGCGAGGTTGTGCTGTTCTCGGGCCCAGGCATCGGCACCTCTGTTCGGGAGGCGGAAAGCGGGGTCCATAAGGTCGGTTATTACACCGAAAGCTGGGGCATGCAGTTTTTCACCGACTTCAACGGCACCGTGACCTTGGAGAACAGCCGTGACTGACGTGCGCGATGACAACTACCACGCGCTTCTGAGCCCATCGTCCGCGCACACTTGGCTGGAATGCGAACAGTCGATCGCGCTCGGTTTGAGCGAGCCGAACGACAGCAGCGAGTTTGCGGACGAAGGCACCGACGCGCACACGCTCGCCGCTGACTGCCTGGTGAACGGTGACAACGCGGCAGACTACATCGGCCGAAAGCTGCCCAAGGGCCACGAAGTCGACGCGGACATGGCCGAGTACGTACAGACCTATGTCGACCTCGTTCGCAACAAGGTCAAGGCGTACGAAGCCGCTGGCTACGAAGTGCAGCTCGAAGTCGAGCAGCGCGTGCCGATTGGTCACATTACCGGCGAGGAAGGCGCAGAAGGCACCAGCGACGCGATCATTATCGCGACGAAGGGCGACGAGGCGCTCATCGAGGTAATCGACCTGAAGTACGGGCGAGGCGTGCAGGTCGACGTGGTCGAGAATCCGCAGACGAAGCTGTACGGGCTCGGTTCAATCGAAAAGTTCGGCCTGCTCGCGGACTTCGACGAAGTGAATCTGACGATCAGCCAGCCGCGCGTTTCAGAGACGCCGCGCGAGTGGACGACGAACGTTGCGGACCTTGAGCACTGGGCAGCCGCAGCCGCAATACCGGCCGCAGAGATCGCAATGGGGCATGTGCGGCGCGTCGAGTACGCACGAAAGAGCGGATCGGACGACGGCAAGTTTCATCTCGATCTGTTCAAGCCAGGCGAAAAGCAGTGCCGATTCTGCCGCGGCCGCGCCGTGTGCCCGGGGCTCGCCAAGCTGACGCAGGACACGATAGCGGCGCAGTTCGAAGATATGACTGTGCCCACGCTGCACCCGAAGGTCGAGGCGCTCACGCCCGACGACCTCGCGCGAATCTTCCCGGCGCTTGACGTAATCGACCTGTGGCGCAAGGCAGTGTTCGCGAAGATCGAGCAGCTGAACTTCGCCGGTCACACGGTCGCCGGCACCAAGGTCGTGAAGAGCCGCAAGGGTAATCGCAAGTGGTCGAGCGCTGAGGAAGCTGAGGCGGTGCTGAAGGCAATGCGCCTGAAGCACGACGAGATGTACGACTACGAGCTCGCGAGCCCGACGCGCGTCGAGAAGGTGCTGAAGGAAAACCCACGCAAGTGGAAGAAGGCTTCGGCGCTCGTGACGCAGTCCGAAGGCAACAACACCGTGGTACCTGAGAGTGATCCGCGCCCCGCTGTGCTCATCGAGAAAGTCGCGGATCAATTTGAAACCCTAGCCGACGAGAACGACGACCTCGTTTAAGGACAAAAACAATGGCAACCAAAAAAGAAAAACCCGCCCAGCCGATGACGGCTCTGGAAGTCCACAAGATCATCGACGAAGCAGTCAACAAGATCCGCACGAGCGACGCGACATTCAGCATGCTCATCGGTGCGCTGCGCTGCGCGACGCTGACGGCCGAACAGGATTACCTCGCTGCACAGCAGCGCATGCGGAGTGCGCAATGAACTTCGCATCCGAAATGCTGGTGTCACAGAACACCAGCCGAATCCTGCCGGCGCAGGCCCGCGCAACGCTGATTCTCGCTGCGCACGAAGCCCGGAAGCTGAAAGATCCCGAAGAGCGCGCAGTGCTGATTGACGAAGCGATCTTCAAGGTAAAGATGCGGTTCCCCCAGTTCTTCAAAAAGGTAAATTAAAAAATGCAAGTCATTCTCAAAAACGTCCGTCTCGCTTTCCCCGCAATCTTCGAAGCCAAGACCATCGCTGGCAGCGACGCAGCCAAGTTCTCGGCTGCTTTTCTTTTCGACAAGAACAGCCAGGCGTACAAGGACGTGCTCGCCGCGCAGACGCAAGTCGCCAAGGAAAAATGGGCAGCGAAGGTCGAGACGGTGATGAAGGCGCTGAACACGACGCCGGACAAGCTGGTGCTCAAGAACGGCGACAGCAAGGCCGAGTACGAAGGCTACGAGGGCAACTTCTTCGTGAACAGCAGCAACGCGCAGCGCCCGACCGTGATCGACCGCGACCGCTCGCCGCTGACCGAAGCCGATGGCAAGCCGTACGCCGGCTGCTACGTGAACGCGATCATCGACGTGTGGGCCCAGGACAACCAGTATGGCAAGCGCATCAACGCATCGCTGAAGGGTATCCAGTTTGTGAAGGACGGCGACGCCTTCGCAGGCGGTGGCGTGGCCGCTGCGGACGACTTCGAAGACATGGGCGACGGCGCCGACGCGAACAACGATTTGGAGTGATGTTTCGGACTCCTAAGTAATTTCGCCCCGCTTCGGCGGGGTAACGAATTTAGCGGGGCGCTCGCTCCAAACGGTCCGAGGCGGGATCGTACACAGGTTCAGGTCGCGAATCGCGGTGGCCCGCATAGCTTCTTCACTGCCGCGAGGTGCGCAAGTCGTGGGCGCTAATGAGGTGCGGCAAACCTGAGCAAAGCCTATTTCTAACCCTATCGGAGATTACCCGTGAGTGACATCAACGCAACGTTGGCCGAGCGCGGCACGCGCTATGGACGCTTCGCAGACCATGCAGTGATCGCGCAGGAAATCAAAGACGCAATGTGGGTAACGGACGGCTGGGCACGGCTCGCACCGGATCAACGCCAAGCGCTCGAGGTCATCGCCGACAAGATCGCGCGCATTCTCAACGGCGACCCGAACTATCACGACAACTGGCACGACATCGTCGGCTACGCGAAGCTCGTCGCGGATCGTGTGCTCGAAGAACAGCAAACGGCGGGGGAAGCATGACGATTCGCAATTACGGCAGCTACGACGACGCAGAGCTGCGTCGTGCGCTTGGCGCAGACCCTGACGACATCGACGCGGTGATCGAAGCGGCGAAGCGGTTTGCGGCGCAGGGAGAGCCGGGTGAGGATGAAGACGAGGATAGTGTGATGTGCCCTGAGTGCGGGCATGAGTTTGAGGTGGAGGGCGAATGATCGAGCAATGGCGCGACGTGCCTGGATTCGAAGGGCGCTATCAGGTCAGCGATCAAGGGCGCGTTAAAACGTTCTGCAGGCACGCAGAAGGCCGAATCATGCACCCAACGCTTTTGAGCAGCGGGTATCTGCAAGCGTGCCTTACGTCTCCCAACGGCGCGCAAGTTAGATACCGTCTGCATCGACTTGTTGCTTTGGTATTCATCCCGAACCCCGACAATCTACCCGAAGTGGACCATCTGGACTGCGATAAGCAGAACTGCGCGGCCGCAAATCTTGAGTGGGTAACTTCGCAAGAAAATATGCGTCGCGCGGCCCAAAACGGGCTGATGTTGCGCGGCGAGAAAAACCACAAGGCGCGGCTTACGGCAGCAGATGTTTCAGTCATACGGGGCGATGCGTTGGCTGGCGTCGGAGTTCGAGCGCTGGCAGCGCGGTACGGGGTCCACCGAAACACGATAGGCCTGATACTTTCAGGCCGGAACGGGTCGCACGTATGAGCAAGAGCTACCACGATCTCGAGACCTACAGCGAAACACCGTTGAAGCATGGCGTGCACCGCTACGCAGAAAAGGCGGAAATCCTGATTTGGGTGTACGCGCTCGAAGACGGCCCGGTGCACGCCTGGGACGTGACCACGGGCGAGCCGATGCCCGCTTCGCTCGCGGCGATTATCGACGACCCCGACTGTGAACTGTGGTTTCATAATGGCGGCCAGTTCGATCGCGTCATCATCAAGCATGCGATGCCTGACGTGTACGCGCGCATGCCGCTGCACCGTTGGCGCGACACGCTCGTGCAAGCCTTGGCGCACAGCCTCCCCGGCTCGCTCGACCGCCTCTGCGAGATTCTGCAGTTACCGCAAGATGATCGGAAACTGAAGACCGGCAAGACGCTCATAACCACGTTTTGCAAACCCGCCCCAAAGAACCAGAAGCTGCGCCGCGCTACGCGCGAAACGCACCCCGCGCTCTGGCAGGAGTTCGTTGACTACGCGCGCATGGACATTGTTTCAATGCGCGCCGTGCACGCGAAGTGCCCGAAATGGAATTTTCCCGCGAACCCGCGCGAGCTCGCGCTGTGGCATCTCGATCTGACGATCAACGATCGCGGCATTGCCGTCGACGTCGAGCTCGCTGAAGCGGCGATCCGCGCCGTCGATCGCACACAGAAGGACCTCGCCGCGCGCACAAAGAACCTGACTGATGGCGAAGTAGCGAAGGCCACGCAGCGCGACGCACTGCTCAAGCACTTACTGGCCGAGTACAACGTCGACCTGCCCGACCTGAAGAAAGCCACGCTCGAGCGGCGCATCGCTGACCCGAACCTGCCTGAGCCGCTGCGCGAGATGCTCGCAATCCGGCTCGAGGCGAGCATGACGTCGACGAGCAAGTACCAGACGCTCCTGAACGGTGTGTCGAGCGACGGGCGCCTGCGCGGTCTGCTGCAATTCTGCGGCGCGAACCGCACTGGTCGCTGGGCGGCGCGCATGTTCCAGCCGCAAAACATGCCGCGGCCGGACGTGCCGCTGATCCTGAAGGAAATGCGCGCCGACAAGCTGACCGACGAAGTCATGGCCGCGTATCTCGAGCAAGGCGTCGATGCGCTGAAGAACGATTCTGCGCATCTGGTCTTCGACAACGTAATGGGCTTGACCGGCAACATCGTGCGCGGCTGCATCGTCGCGCCGAGCAGCAAGCAGCTGTCTATCGCCGACTTAGCGAATATCGAAGGTCGGATGGCCGCGTGGCTCGCTGGCGAGGACTGGAAGTTGAAGGCGTTTCGCGAGTACGACGCGGGCACCGGCCCCGACCTCTACAAAGTGGCCTACGGCCGCTCGTTTAGCGTGCCCGTTGACAGCGTGACGAAGGAACAGCGCCAGCTCGGCAAGGTGCAGGAACTCGCGCTCGGCTACGAGGGGGGTGTTGGCGCGTTTGTCACGATGGCGATGACCTACAAGATGGAACTGCTGAGCATCGCTGCGGCCGTCTTCAGTGCGCTCGACGAACTGCCGCAGGACATCGTGAAAGACGCATTTGGCTTCTACGAGTGGGCGAAGAAAAAGCGCAAGACGCTGGGCTTGGAAAAAGAAGTGTTCATTGCCTGCGAGATTTTGAAGCGCGGCTGGCGCGCGGCGCATCCCGGAATCGTCGCATTGTGGGGCGAACTGCGCGATGCTGTGATCCAGGCGATTCGGCACCCCGGCGTCACGCTGCGCGCGGGCCGCGTCAAGGTGCGGCGTGACGGTACGTGGTTGCGCCTGCAATTGCCCAGCGGCCGGCATCTCTGCTACCCCTCGCCGGAAGTGAGCGACGCTGGCGAAATTTCGTACATGGGCCTGAACAGCTACACGCGCAAGTGGCAGCGCATCAAAACCTACGGCGGGAAGCTCTTCGAAAACCTCTGCCAAGCCGCCGCGCGCGACGTGCTCGCGCACAACATGCCGGCGCTCGAGGAAGCGGGCTGCCCGATCGTGCTGTCAGTGCACGACGAACTGCTTACCGAACCTGAAGACTCGTTCGAATTCAATCACGAGGAAGTGGCGCGGATCATGTCGACGAACCCACATTGGGCAGACGGCTTACCGCTGGCCGCCGCCGGTTTCGACACGTACCGATACAGAAAAGATTGATTTATATTTCGCTGTTGCTATAATAAACCTGAGAGGCACCCAATGAAAACATTACTGAAGCGATTCGTACTTGACCGGAAACGCCATGCACTGCGCCAGCAGCTTGAACACGTGTACCAGGAGCGGGTGAACGGCCAGCTGCTCGAAAAGCACTTGGTCGCGCGGATCGGACGCATCGATCAGCAGCTGCTCGACCTTTCGATCAACGCTCGGCGTTAAGGAGTCCTAAATATGCTGAATGACAAGCAGCGTGTAGCAATCGAGTGGGCAATCCAAACTTCCGAGGAAGTGTCAGCCGATAGATACGATGGCACCCACCTGACTTGGGAGTATGAGCAGGAGCTTCGCGCCCTTCTCGCCGCCGCTCCGGTCAGCGTGGATGAGCGGCAGACACAGGCAGCGCGCGACGTACTCGCCGAGCGCGCGCGACAGGTGACGGCGGAAGGCTGGACGCCCAAGCATGACGATGGGTACGCGCAATCCGAACTCGTAATGGCAGCCGTTTGCTACGCGTATCACGCGGCTCGCGGCGAGGCGAGCGCGAACATATGGCCGTGGTTACTAGAACGGTGGAAGCCGACAACTCCGCGCCGCAACCTCATCAAAGCCGGCGCCCTGATCCTTGCCGAAATCGAGCGCATCGACCGCGCCGCCACTACGAGCACCAAAGATGCTTGAGCGCAACGTCGAAGCGTACTTCATCAAGCGAGTAGAAGCCGCCGGGGGTGAGCAGCGCAAGCTCGCCTACGTCGGCCGGCGTAATGCGACGGACCGGCTCGTGATCTTTCGCCCCGGCCGTGTGTTCTTCGTGGAGTTGAAGAAACCGGGGGCGACGCCGCGCATCGGCCAAGTGCGCGAGCACCAACGGCTGCGCGAGATGGGCTGCAACGTGCGCGTGATCGATACGTGTGAAGGCGTGGATAAATTCATTGGGGAAGTGGCATGCTGATCTGGCTCTGGGTGTGGGGCGCGCTGATCGTTGCTCTGCTCGCGTTGTGGTTTGTGCTGATTCAGCAGGCAATGCGCGAGTTGACTGCGCTTATGTCGTGGGGTGTGCGCGATGACAACTAGCGAGCGCGCACTGAGCCTGAAGGAAGCGGCCGCCCTGCTCGGGGTCAGTTACGAGACGGTCTGCCGGCATCGCGAGAAGCTCGGCTTTTTCCAAGTCGGCTCGCAGTGGCGGGTATGGCCGCATACCTTGCACAGCGTTTCGCAATTGCTATATAATGCTGCACACCCAAGGCAGGAAGAACTGGAGCAATCCTCATGTCAATCCGAAAGCGCGGTGATACATACTATGTTGACATCCGCACGCCAAGCGGAGAGCGAATTCGACGCTCTACGGAAACAGCGGACCGAAAGGCGGCGCAGGAGTATCACGACAAGTTGAAGCATGACCTGTGGCGGACTGCGAAGCTCGGAGATAAACCCAAGCACTCGTTCAAGGAAGCCTGCATGCGCTACCTGAAGCAGGAGGCCCACCGGGCCGACTACGAGAGCAAAGAACGCCACTTGATGTGGTTTGAGGCGAAGTTCGGTGCCCGCGATCTTTCGAGCATCACGCGGGACGAGATTTTGACGTCACTGCCAGAGCAGGACCAGCGCACCGGCAAGGCACGCGCCGTGTCGAATAGCACGCGCAACCGCTATCTCGCCACGATCCGCGCGATGCTCAACGACGCGGCGGGACCGTGGGAGTGGCTCGACCGCGCCCCGAAGCTTGAGGACTTGCCTGAGCCCAGCAAGCGCATTCGCTGGCTCGCCCCGACCGAAGCGCAGCGCCTGCTGGCCGCCATCAACACGGACTGGATGCGCGACGCGACGGAGTTCGGCTTTATGTCGGGGCTCCGCCAGGCGAACATCCTCGGGCTCGAGTGGAGCCAGGTCGATCTGGCCAAGCGCCGGGTCTGGATTCACCCCGATCAGGCGAAGGCGCGCAAACCGATCGGCGTACCGCTGAACGACACGGCCGTGGCGGTGATCCGGCGTCAGTTGGGCAAGCACCAGACGCGCGTGTTCACGCGCAACGGCAAGCTCCTCGACGAGTGGGATGCGGCGCAGTGGAAAGCGGCCTGCCAGCGGGCCGGCATCGAGAACTTTCGCTTTCACGATGTCCGGCACACGTGGGCGAGCTGGCACGTGCAGCAGGGCACGCCTCTGAATCGCCTGATGGAACTGGGTGGCTGGGCGAGCTACGAAATGGTGCTGCGCTACGCACATTTGGCGCCGGACCACCTCGCGGTGCACGCCGATGCGTTGGGCACAATTTGGTCGCAACCTACACCGGATCTGGTGGGCGCAGGCAACAAAAAGGTCGGGTGAACCGGCCTTGGCGCTTGCTGCATAAGGGTCTTGGCGGAAAGGGTGGGATTCGAACCCACGGTACGGTATAACCGTACACCGGATTTCGAGTGCGATCCTAAATAAGCAAAGTATGGGCGCAAAGCCTTACCAGATAAGGCTGAGCGTCATTTAAACAGTCCGCGCCGGTCGCGATTGGACTGTCAACAGAGGGCGCGAACCGCGAAGGCTCGGAAACGACAAGGGCACAAAATGGGCACACACGAGAAATGTTCGAAAACCGATTGCGACGCTGTCGTTCATGCGAGGGGTTTGTGCAATCGGCATTACAAACAGGCGAGAACGAAAAACGCGCTCATTTCGGCCAATCTATGCGCTTGTGGTTGTGGCGAACGCACCAATTACATTTTCGTGTGGGGGCACCATACGCGCCTATTTAGCGCCGAAGAGCAGGCTCGCCGCGCCAGAATGAACGACGGTTCCGCATTGCGCGATCGTGGCGCCGGAAAATCCTATCGCAAGGTCGGGCAGCGTCACGAACACCGAGCAGTTGCTGAGCAGATGCTAGGGCGCCCGCTGTCCTCGAAAGAAATCGTGCACCACAAGAACGGTAACAAACGCGATAACCGACCGGAAAATCTTGAGGTCATGACGCAAAGCGATCATATCGCGCACCACCGGGCGGAACTTCAGAAAGGCAAAAAATGACGCGCAGAGTTTTCAAGCCCTATGAATACCAGTCACACATCATTGACCATATCCACGCACACGATAGGGCTGGGGTGTGGGCTGGGATGGGTATGGGGAAAAGTTGCAGCACATTGAGCGCGCTCGACGACCTGTACTTCATCGGGGCCGAGTCGATGCCGACACTGGTCATCGCCCCGCTGCGCGTCGCGCAATCGACTTGGCCGGACGAAGCGGCGAAGTGGGAGCACCTGCGCGGCATGGAAGTCGTGCCGATCCTCGGCAGCGCATCGCAGCGCGCGACAGCGCTGAATCGAGACGCGCCAATCTTCACGATCAATTATGAGAACATTCCATGGCTGGTCGACTGGTTCAAGCACAACCCGCGGCCCTGGCCATTCGGCACGGTCGTCGCCGACGAATCGACGAAGCTCAAAGGCTACCGCACGCGGCAGGGCACGCAGCGCGCGCAGGCACTGGCCGAGGTCGCGCGCAAGAAGGTGCATCGCTGGATCAACCTCACCGGCACGCCCGCGCCGAATGGCCTGAAGGACTTGTGGGGCCAAACGTGGTTTCTGGACGGCGGCGAGCGCCTCGGCCGCTCGTTCAATGCGTTCCAACAGCGCTGGTTCCAGTCGATACCCGGGGCACAAGGCTACCAGAACATCCGGCCGCTCGCGCATGCCCAGACCGAGATCCAGGACCGGCTGCGCGACATTTGCCTGACACTCGATCCGCGCGACTGGTTCGACCTTGACGAGCCGATCGTGCGCAATGTCGAAGTCGAACTGCCGGGGGCGGTGCGCGCGCTTTATCGGAAGTTTGAGCGCGAAATGTTCATGGAAATCGACGGCAGCGAGGTCGAGGCGTTCAACGCAGCGAGCCGGACGATGAAGTGCCTACAGCTCGCCAACGGCGCCGTCTACACTGACGATGACGGCGCCTGGAAGGAGGTTCACGATGTGAAAATCCAAGCGCTCGAGGACATTGTCGAAGAAGCGGCAGGTATGCCGGTGCTTGTCGCCTATAACTTCAAGTCGGACCTCGCACGACTCACGAAGGCCTTTCCGAAAGGCCGAGTGCTGGATCAAAACCCGCAGACGATCCGCGACTGGAACGTCGGCAAGATCCCGATTCTGTTCACCCATCCTGCAAGCGCAGGGCACGGGTTGAACCTTCAGGACGGCGGCAACATTCTCGTGTTCTTCGGCCTGAACTGGAATCTCGAAGAGCACCAGCAGATAATCGAGCGGATCGGACCGGTGCGGCAGAAGCAGGCCGGGCACGATCGGCCCACTTGGATTTACCGGATTGTCGCGCGCGCGACGGTTGACGAGCTCGTACTTGAGCGGCTCGACACGAAGCGTGACGTGCAGGACATTTTGCTCAACGCCATGAAAAGGAAAGCAGCATGAACGGTATGGCTGAACCCACGGTTGTGCGCCGCACGAATGTCGGGGCGATCGTCGCGATGACAGACTTCATCAAGCGCCTGCTCAACCCGGAAGACCTCGGCCATGCCGTGACGAAGGAAGTGCGCGACGAAGCGCGCCGCGCACTCGGCATGCCGCCGTGTGAAGGTCACTGACCCGACGACGGCTTCGCGAGCAGCTCGGTCTTGCGGTCGCTACCGGCCGAGCTGCCGAAGTAGTACGCAATGACCCCAGTCCAAGCCGTGCCGAGCGAGCCCAGCATCAGCATAAGCGCGTCGTGCGTCGCTTGCGGCAAGTTGTAGAACATCATAACGGCTAGCACGCCGAAGAACCCGAGCGTAACGAAGAGCGCCAGAAACGGTGCTGTCAGACTTTTCGTGCTGATCTGCATCTCACGCGCGCTTGCGCGATCCTGCACAGCGAGCGACGCCAAGGTTTCGGTGTCCTTGAACCCGGCCGCCGCCATAGCGAGCGCGTAATCCTGGTCGGCTTTACGCACCGCGGCCAACTGCTCCGGTGTTGCGCTACTGATCGAATCAGCGATCGCATTTTGCCGGTCTGCGGTCGAAGCGTTCGGTGTGGGCGTAAGCCCGAATACGTGCTCGAGCGCAGTCACCGCGCCACCTGCGAGCGGGCCACCCAACGCCGTCGCGATCGTCGGCGCGAGGTTCTCTACGACATTCAGTGCATCGGTCCATGCGCTCATACTGCACCTCTCAACAAGTTATTCGCTATTCTGTTCGCCCAGCCCCGGCCGAAACTCGGCCATGCCGACAAGCTGCCGAGGTACTGCAACCGGTATGCGTCAAAGCGCATGATGATCTGCATCGGATCGGACGAGCGCACCTTCGCGACCGTCTGCGCGCCGATAACGCCGTCGGGCGTCACGCCGGCCGCTCGTTGAAGCCACTGCGCAGGGTGACCGCCGTTATATGCGGCGTCGAATACCTGAAAGCCTACGCGCGCGTCGAACTGGTCGCACTGGTATGCGTCCCAGTATTCTTTCTTGGCAATCTGCTTCGCCGTGTCGATCGGCAGGTCTTTCATCGGTCCGGCGTAGCCCTGCGCACGCGCGACGCGCGCCGTGACGCCCCACATCGTTTCGCCGCCAGGGTCCGCTGGGTTGAACGAATAGCCGCCTTCGTTACCGATAAGCGCCGTGAATGCATCGTCAAAGCTTGACATTTCCACCCCCTTTCATGCCTTTATTCTTGATGAGATAGAACGCCTGAAGGCCGATATACGCGATCGTCGCCGCGGCGACGTACCAGTTTATGTCGTGGCTCGTGAGCCATAGCCAGTAATTGGCGCCCATTGGAAATGCGTTCTTCAGGGCGCAAGTCGTGTAGTCGCGCATGTCGTCTCGCATAAGCTCTTCGATCAATACCCGGCGCAGAATCCCTTCAACGCTCAAAAAACCCTTTGAGCGAAAAGTGTGTAGCGTGAGCCATCGCGGCGATCGCGAGAGAGAGAACCCCCGCTGCGGACCACTTGCCGAAAATAGCCCATTGCTTTTCTAGCCATTCGTTCACGGCTTCTTTCAGGGCTTCTTTCGCTTCGTCTTTCGTCAGCACATCAGACGGCGCTTTTTTACCTACCACGGCAATACCCCCGCGCTATACGGCGACGGCTGCATCCGTACTGAAGACGCGCCACGCTCCATTGCTGAAATAGACCGGCACCCCTGTGCCCGCCCCTGCGGCTTCACCCACTTTCCGACCATTCGCCGCGTACGCGAACTGCCCTTCGATCGGGTTGTTTGGCAAGCTTGCTACCGCGAAACTGCCCAGGTTACCGTTACCGAAGAGCTTGAACACCATAAATAACCAGCCCTGCCATGCCGGATCGGCGAACGGGGTCCGCGAGTCTGGCGGCGGGGTGAGCTTCGAGCCCATCAGTATTTCCAACCGGTCGCGTAGCCGTTATCCTGGAGCTCGGGCAACTGCCCTTTGAGCCGCTCACCGATATCGTCGCGCCAACCGGGACTGTTTGGAATTTCGATTTTCTTGATTGCGCGCTTGGCGCGCATTTGGGCGCCAGTCACCGTGTAGTCGGTGCCAGAGGCAATGCAAACGTAGTCGCCACACGTAACCGGCATTCTCTCGTAGACGATCTTGCCGTCGCGCTCGTTTGGAGCCATGCCCATTTTAACCTCGCAGAAGTGAATGTCCTCCATCACGAGGTAATCGGTGTTGTAAATCGGGTACCCGGTGCAATTCCGCTTCGTGTACTGCGTGAACGGGTAGTCCGGAATGGACACCACGACACCGACGGCGATTTCGTCGAGCACTTCAAGCGTGTCCTCACCATGCAGCAGGTCGAGCATCCACTGCGCAGGATCGCCGACATGCAGCGCATCCTGGATAATCCGGCACGGCCAGCCCGGCCGGCTCGTCGCTTCAAGCGGCCAGGGCGTGCCCTCGTCGTCGATGATCGCGGCCATGTCGAAATAGCCGCGATAGTCGATCGAGTGCAAGTAGCTTGTGAGCGGCAGGAGCAGCTTGTCGGCCAGCTTCGACTTTTCGGTGTAGCGCATGGCCGTGCCCTGCTCGCCGGTATTCGGTCCGCTATCCCCCGGCATGAGCTTCTTGAACTCGAAGTTCTCGAGGAAGTGCTTCGACCATCCCTTCGAGCCGAACCAACCGCCGACGGCCATTTCGATTCCGGCGCGGAACTGCTGCAGGATGAAACCTTGGTTCTGCGGGTTCTCGGTCTTCCATCGGTCGAGCATCAGGATCATGTCGCGCGGCGACTTCGACACGTAGCTCAGCGCCTTGTCGACGTCGCCGTTCGGCTTCGACACGTAGCGCAGCATGCTCTTCTGCACATAGTCCTTGGCCTTGTCGTAGTCGTCGAACTCGACGGAATCCATGACCTTGATCCCGCTACGCTTGAATACGTCTTGGCCCTTCTGCCGGTTCAGCTCGAGCTCGGCGCCGGCGACGTTCGACCCGAAAATCGGATAGCCTTTTTTGTGGTAAGGCTGCATTTCCTCCATCAGCGAGGAATTGTCCGTCGTCACGATCAGATCGGCCCAGCCCATGTGCGCGCGCCAATCAGCGACTTTCTGCACGAAGCCGTCGGCGATGTCACAGCGCTTCTCATTCGGCCGCGGCTTGAACCAGGCGCGGACGTCGTGCCCGCAGTCCAAGCACCGCATGATGAAGTCGAGCGATAAGCCGATTTGGTCGATAACAAGAATTTTCATTTTGGCCTTGACACGTATTTCGCAATTGCTATGCTTGCGGCATCTAGCAGGAGAACATCATGCTCACGATCGCTGGCGGAATACTCATTGCTTGGTTCGTCATCGGCGTAATCGCCGCAGTACTAGAATCCTAGCCTTACTCTTTCAGCGCCGGTCGCGCTATCGGCTCCCTTTGATATCTTGCTGGGTTCCCGCACGGCCGGCAATCTTTCCTCGATTTTGGAAGGCATCGTCTATCGCTTTCATGACTTTCGGCGTGGCGCCCATAGATTGCAGTTTCGCCATCCCGCCCGGCTGGCCAGCTATTTCTATAAGCCTGAGCGCTTGCTTCTCGCTCATTCCGTAGCCTGTCAGCAGTTTGATCGCGCCCAGCGTCGCACGCACGGGACCGCCCGCTGCCACCTTTACCGCATGGATCGCAGTCTCTGCACCATCGTCTTGATCGGAGGGCCGAACGCTGCTTCGGTCCATCGATGCGCTCGTGCGCGCGCGGGTTGCTTCGGTCTCGAATATCTTGCGCACATCGTTCGCGGTCTTTTTGCCGAGCACATCCGTTACTTGCGGGGTTTTCAGCTTGTCGGCAATCTTCGTGAGCGCGCCATCGCCCATACGGGTGTGCTCGTCTAGGTACTTTCCAAGCCCGTCGAGCATGCCTAGCCGAGCGTATTGCACCATCTCAGGTGAGTCCTTGATTCGCTCCCACGCCTCGGGGTCGGCTGCTTTCCTGCCGAACGCAAAATTGCTCCCCCACGTTTGCGCGCCGATAATGCCGGACATCCGCCCTTCGTCGCCGCCGAGGCGGGCGGCCAGCGCTTGCGCGTTGACGATCGTACCGGACTGGTGCTCTTTCAGCTGGCGTTGCGCTGCTTGGAGTACGCCTGCCCGCGCCGTTCCCACGCCTTCGTCCTTCGCCGCAGCGCCTACGGCCTTCTGCAAGTCGTCGAGCACGGATACCGGCAGTTCGGCTCCCACTTTGTACTTCGGCGCTTTCGATTGCGGGCCTGTGCCTAGCAGTCGTGTGTTGTGGTAGTCGGTCAGCTTCTGCTGCAGAATCGGATTCACCTCGGGATGGTCAAGCACCTTCTGCAGCTCTGGCGATACCGGCATGATCTCACCGTATGCCTTACCGTAAGTTTGCTTCGTGTCGGCCGCCAGCTTGTCAATGTGATCGCTCATTTCCTGCTTTATCTTGTCGAGCGATGCGGCTGGGCTACGCTGCACCAGACGGGTAGCCTCCACGCCACCCATAATTCGGTCTGCTTGGCCTGCAGCGTCACCCCGAATAGCGTCACCGAGTGCTTGGTTTGTTTTGGGGCTGACTGCCCCGGCCGTGCTTACCACCTTCGCTACCGAGGGCGAGAAGTCGGCCGCACGCTTACCGGGATTCTTAGCGAGGAACTGATTCAGATCCTTTAGCGACTTTCCGTCTTTTTTCAGCGCTGCCTGTAGCGCAGAGAGCGCTCCCGGAGTCGGCGACACTAAGCCAGTCTTCTCGAGGAACGGGGTCGCACCCTTCGTTATGCCTGCGGCTACTCCGCCGAGCGCTCCGCCAACGATGGCACCTTTCTCCGCTTTCGATACGCGCTCGCCCATCGTGCCGCCAGACCCAGCGCCTTGCGCCGCACCGTACGCTGCCCCGCCACCCACCGCCCGCGCGGCGCCCTGTAAGGGGCTCACTGCGCGCACAGCGTCGCCAGCAGCGGGGACCGCCCGGCCGGCGAGCCTCGCGCCGGTCGCTGCAAGCTTCGCCTCACCCGCGCCGAACAAGGGCATAGTTGCGCCAGCTACAGCTAGATCGATACCGAAGGATGCCAGTGGGTGCTGGTTATCGTAGTCCTGCTCGAGCTGTCGGATTTCCTGTTCCCTGCGCTTACCGAGCAGCGCGCCCGCAGCGTCCGCGCCGAAGCCGAAAGTCGCTGACTGTAGAACTTTAGCACCAAGCCCTTTCGGATCGGTGGCGCTCATCACCTGTCGAGGGGCGGTGCCTGTTGTCGGGCGGCCGGTGCTATCCACTTTGACAGCGCTCGTCGGCTCTGGGTGCGCCCGGTCATAGGCTGCAATTTGGTCGGGCGTTGCGCGCACGATCTGAGCTACGCGCGGGTCGCCGCCTTGATAGTTGTTGTCGTCGTTAGCCATTTAGAACTTCCCCCCGTTCATGAAAAAGCGCTTGGGGTCTTTGTAGCCAGTGTTCGGCGTGCCGTCCTCAAACGTCGGGATCATCGCCATGTTCGGGACCAGCTTCCCGGTGGCGGGGTCTTTAATCTGTGACGGGCCGGCCGCTTGCTCGTACCGCCTCCACATGAGCACGCCAGACTGCGCGGTTGCATCAGGGTTCGACTGACGGAACTGGTCGATGAACTTATCCATTTCGCGCTGCGCTGCCAGACCAGCGTAAAGCTGGCGCGCGACATTTTTATTAGCCTCCGGATCCATCGTGACGTTCGGTTTTATTTGGGTAATGATCTTGTTCATCGCGGCTGTCATCGTGGAGCGCGCCGCACCGTTTGCGCCAGCCGCCTGCGCCATTTCCATGACCATCTGCCCGGTGTCTTTGTTGAACTCCTGCTGGTTCTGCGACAACGCCCAGTTGCCAAGATGCTTATCCGCGAAGGTAGTAGCCCAGCCGCCTGTGCTAACGGCGCCCGTATCGAGCGCGACGTACACTTTCGCCGCAAGGTCTGCCCCCTCCCTTGCGGCCTTCATGGCCGGTGCATTTGCTTTGTCATACGCCGCATTTTGTGCGTCAACCCTCTGTTGCGCCTGCTGGATCTGCTGGGGCGAGGTGCCGGGCGGCGCCGTCGCCGCGATCGATGGGGCGAACGGAATGCCCTGGCCTGCGAGGTCATTGCGGCGGGCGACGTCCGCAACCTGCGCTTGGCTGGTAAAGGCCTTCGCCTGATCTTCCTTCGCCTGCGCGCGGCGCTCCTGATCCTGCTTAACTTGCAGCTCGCCTTGCTTGATCGCGAGGTCGCCCTGATCCTTCAGCGTCATCGTACGATCGGCCAGCGTCTGCATCTTCTGCTGATCGGTGCCGTAGTCGCCAGTCAATCCCAGGCCGCGCGTAGCGACTTGCATCGCGGGGTTCTGCGCAACCTGCGCACGGAAGTTGTCGTAGCTCGACTGGTCTTTGACGCCGGCCGCGAGCTTCGCTGTCTCGTCGTTCGCCTCTTTCTGCGCGTCGAGCCCCTTCTTCTGCAGGTCTGCCATCGAGCCTTGCAGCTTGTCGGCCTGCGCGTAGAAGTTCTGCGCGAGCTCAGGGTGCCCGTCTTGATCGGCCGCCTTCGCAGCGCGAAGCATCGTCTGGATCTGGTGCCCTTGTGCCTGCGTTGCTTGCTGGTACGCTGTCACGGGCACGTCAACGCCCGCCGACTCTTGCGCCGCGATGTGATCGGCAGGGGTAGGCTGCTGTTTCGCCTGATCGAGCCCGTGAGCCCCCGCGAACTGCTGCATGCCCTTCAGTACCTTGGGCACGAAACCCTGCGTCTCGGGGTTGTTCGGGTTACCCTTGGGGCCGGCGTTCCACATTTGGAGCGCCTTCGACATATCGCCGCCGGCCTGCTTGTAGAGCATGCTGAAGTAGCGCATCGCGCCGTCAGGGTCTTTCGGGTCGAACGGCTTAAGCCCGTATCCGGGATCGGCGGCCGTCGACGGCATGACCTGGAATAAGCCCTGCGCGCCTTTCTTCGATACCGCATTCGGGTTGCCGCTCGACTCTGCGGACATCATCCCGTAGGCGGTCCCGGTCGGCAGTCCGTATTTGCTATCGAGCGATGCGAGCTGCGTAAGCGACATCGCTCCCTGCGGCGCGGCGGGCGCCTTGGCGCTCTGCCCACTACCCGCAGCCGCGAGCGCTCCCGCCCCGGCCGGTTGATTGGGTGCAGACGGTGCGGCGCCGCCATCGGGCTGCAGCGCACCCACCCAATACTTATGCGTCAGGTCGGCGTTCTGCAGTTGCTGCGCGGCTTGCTGATTTTGCAGAAACTGCGCCTGGTTCGCCAACTGCGCGCCGGCCAGATTCTGCGCGTGCATCTGCTGCGCGTAGTCGTTGTTCGCTTTCCAGTTTACGATGCGGGACAGTAGACCGCCGCCGCTCGGATCTTGCCAGCTGGGCATAGTCAACTCCCGTTAGAAGAGCATATCCGCGAGGCCCGCCACGCTGCCGAGGTCGCTCATAATGCTCGGGTTGTTCGTCGTGCTGCCGCTGCCCGTACCAGTGCTCGTGCTCGACGAGCCTGTCGTGTAGTTCAGGCCTGATAGCGCTGCGAGTTGTTGGAAGGCCTGTTGCTGCGCGCTTTGCCCTTGGCTGAATGCCTGCTGGTTGGCGCCGAGCGATTGGCCGTACAAGCCCGACAGCTGCGAAAGCTGCTGGTTATAGGCGTTCTGCCCAAACGACTGCCCGTAGCTCTGCAGTGCGGCTAACTGGTTGCCCGATGCGTTCAGCCCCTGTGCGGCGAGCGTGCTGTTCACCGCGCTCTGCCCTTGGTTGAACGCGGCCTGATACTGCGGTGTCGAGTAGATGCTGCTCGGGTTGCTGACGAGGCCCATCAACTGCGAGCCGATCGACGAACCGTTCAGCGCGCTCGTGAGCCCCGGATTGATGCTCGACGGCGTCGCATTGCCGAAAGTCCCGCCACCGGCCAAGCTCGCGAGCTGCTGCGCGAACTGCGGGAAGTATTGCGAAAATCCCGTCGTATTGGTCGTGTTGCTGGTGCTGCTTTGGCTTTGCGAGCTGTTCGAACCCGAGCCGAAAATGCTCCCGAAAAACTTAAGCTGGCTCGGCCACAGCAGGAATTGAATCAGGCTACGCAGCATGCTTACCTCGCATTTCAGCCGGCACGAAAGGGTCTGCCAAGTCTTCAATCGGCAAGCCGTGCGTGTCGTGGACGCAGAAAGACATCGTGCCGTCTTCAAGCGCGGTCATCTTGTGGTGCTTCTCGGCGCTTATGTGCATAAAGGCTGGCGCGGCGTAGATCGTCGGCGGCTCGCCTTCCACTTCAACGAGCATCTTGCCGTTTGTCAGCAGGCTCATGTGACTGTACCGATGCGAGTGCCCGTACGTGTGATCGCCAGCCTTCTCGAGCAAAACGCGTTTGACGAAGATGTTCCCGTCCTCGGCGAAGAAATCGTCCGGCTGGTGCACCTTCTGCACCCACTGCCCGTTATACAAAACGGCGTTCGTCATTGCGGGCCTTCCATAACGTCGATCTCCAAGTCATAAAACCGCGCCTGAAAGCCCCCGATATATAGGAGTGCGAACGATCTACGGCGTGCGGCGCCCGCTCTTCGGATCAGCGAGCGCGCAGAGTGCAGATTGACCGGTCGAAACGCACCAAAGCTCGCGAAGTCATTATCCGAGTAGCCCAAATACGCCGTATCGGATACCTTATCGCCGATTACCTCAAGCCGCGAGAAAAATTTCATGCGGTTTGAACCGAAATCGCCGGCATTCGTGCGCAGCAGCCCGTAAATAAACTGTCCGTTATCGCTCGAAACACCCTGCCGCATCTGATAGACTTTTCCGTCCGTGGCGCCGAGCAGGTAGTCGGTATTGTTCGCAAAGGCGTAAAAGACCTGCGCGAAATAATTCTGCACGTACGGTGTTACGGTCATCTGCCCAAACCCGACGTTCGCGCTGTTGGTAACGGAATCGGCGTTGATCGCGCGCGAGTTGATCGGGCTGCTATCCAAACCGCCAACGAGAATCGTATTTACCGGGTAACTGAGCGTGTTCGCGTCGATTATATTCGGAACAAACGTGCCGAGATAGGATGGTGATGTGTTGGTGCTTCCCACGAGGATCACGCAAGGATTCGTAAGCCCGTGGTTAGGCACCGTGAGCGTAACGACGCCTGCGTTCACCACGGCGTTCGATGCGTTCATGGTCTTGCCTAGTGCCGTGCTCGACCAACGGCCCCATTCGTGCGTCGTGGCGTTATACACCAACGTTGCGTTGCTCGCGGTCAACGTGAGCACGTAGAACGCTTGACCGTTGATCTTCAAGAAGTATGCGTAGACGCCCGTCAACGGGTCCGCATTGAGTACCTTGTCGATGTGCTGGTCCGAGATGGGCTGCGGCGACAGGCCATTCATCATGTAGACGCTGCGCCCCTTCTGGTGCGTCTGACCGACCCAGAAAATCGTGTTCTCTGTCGCAACGACCGACGTACCGACGGCGCACCCGACATTCAGCACCGCCGACACATTCGGTAGAAGCGGCGAGCCGGGGGGCGTGTTACCGGCGTCCCAGAAGAAATTCGTGCTGTTCGCGCCGAACTGCACGACGTAGTTGTACAGCCGCGACACCGCTGCGCCCGGATCGCCCGACTGCGTACCGAAGATGAAGTTCAGCGCGTTCCAAGTGCCTGGCGTGTTCAGGTTGGAGTTCCATACCGCGCCAGCCGTGCCGACCACGAACACGTAGCCGTCCATGTACGCGACGCCCGGTACCGTAACCGCGGGATAGTTAGGGTCGGTGATAGCGGTAAGCGTCGTGCCATCCCACGTATACGCGTTCGTATTGTTCTTCAGGAACACTGCGGTCCCGCCGGCCCCCGTCAGCGTGAACTGGTACTGACTTGTGCCATCGACCGTGCCGTGCGCGACACCATCGGAGTAGAACGTCGTGCCGACGACCGCTAGGAGGTGCGTACCGAAGGCGAATAGGCCGAGCGCGGTCCCCGCGGGCACCGACGGCGTGGTCGAGTCGGAAAATACTCCGAAGCGCCGATCAGTGAACTTGCGGCCGTCCGGGCTGTTCGTGGAATAGTAGTTCCACAGAATGGCGTCCTTCGCCATCGTGGAGTCCCGAGTCGATATGGTCTGCGCGAAGGGTATGCGAGTCGGTTCGGCCATTACATGCGCCTCATATCCGGCTGGAAGAACGTCGGGGCTTCTTCCTGATCCCAGTTCAGCATGTCGTTCAGGTAGCTATCGGCGCGGCGCTCGATGCGCGAAGCGACAGCTTCAGGAACGTAGTATTCGGTGATCAGTTCGCTCGCCAACCCGTACTTGAGCGCGTTCAGCCACTCGATCGGGAAATCGAAGTTGTCCGTGCTGTTCAGCACGTCGGCAATCGGCCGCTGGCACGTCATGATGACGGTATCGGGCTCTGCATCCGGCGTCAGGAACAGATACAGCACGCCGTTGCCGAGCTGCGGGTCATAGTAGTACGAGTTTGGTGTGCCCTGCGCGGTCTTCTGTCCCATCAGCAGGTACTCTTGCCGCGAAAGCTGGATTAGCGGCACCTCGAGCTGCGGATCCGTGTTCGCGTAGCGTATCCGCGCGAGCGGTACGCGCAAAGGGCGAAATGTGCTGAGCCCCGGTGTCGGCGACGTCGGGCCGCACAGATACGACGTCTGCCCCTGCACGACCACGAACGGCACATCGGTGACGCACCACAGCGGATAGTTCTTTGACATCCACTGCTTAATCATCAAGTTCAGCGCCTGCGCGGCGTTGTTGATGTCGGTCTGCGGTGGGGGCGTGTCGTCGTTGAACTGTCCGAGCAGCCGGAAAGCTGCCTGGATCAGCGTGTCGCGTGGGATAGAGTACGTGTAGGACGTCATTAGTTAGGAGTCCTAAGTTTTCATGATGTAGCAAAGAGCGTAATACGGCGGCAGAATGCTAATCGCAGCGCCCGTTCCGGTATTTTGCGTCGTCGTGATACCGGTGTACGAAGGGTTAATGCTGATGCCCGTGGTCGATACGCCAGTCGTTTTGTTGCCAACGAATCCGCCATCCGCTGTCCCGTCGATGTTGGCACCGTTGGTCCATCCGGAGTACGTGGCTATCGTGTGGTCGTGCCCGTCGTCGACGTAGGTGTGCGTGTGCTCTACGTCAGTGATACCGTGGGCATGCGCGGGTAGCTGCGCCGTCGTCAGCGTGATCGAGGTATTGCCCCCGGTTGCGCCTACCGGGTAGTAAGGGGGTTGACCGTTGCCGCCGGAGCCGACCACGAAGCGGTTGCGCAAGTCCGGCGTGCCGTTTAGTCCGTTACAAAGCACCCAGCCTTCCGGGATAGACGCTTGCGAGCCCGACCATAGAGTAATCATCCCGCTCGGGATCACGGACACGGCCCATTGCCGCGCCTCGGCCGCCACAATGCGCTGCGAGATGATGTCGTTCTCGTTCCATGAGCGTGCCGTCGTGCCATCCTGCGCGCGGGTGACACTGAACACGTTGCCGTTGACCGCCGTCACCAGCACGATTTCGATGAACGACTGCGTCAGCGCGTCCGTGATGGTCGCGTAGAAACTATCGGTCGTCGTTGGGATCGGGAAGACCGCAGCCTGCCCTGCATTCAGCGTTAGCGATGTGTCGCCCACCGCAACGGCTGCGGCGAGGGTTCCGGCCGCGTTGTTCGCGTAGAGAAGGGTCATGGGTTAATTCGTCTCCGGTGGCGCGGGCGGCGCGGTGAATACGCCATTGGCATAGGTCGAGCCAATGCCGACATCCGTACCGTTCTGGATTTGAACCACCGTCGTGTCGGCGGGGGGCTGCCAATCCGCTTGCCCGTCCCACACGACGGTATTGACCACGACGCCGTTTTGAATGATCGCGTAGTTCATTGTGAGAACTCGTAGACGATGACTTTTGCAGGCGCGCCAGGTGCTCCCACCCCCGCGGCTGCGGATGCGTTGTTCACACTTGCGCCTCCACCGGAGCCGTACCCGCCCCCGGCGCCTCCCGTTCCCGCACCGCCTCGCCCTTGTCCGCCCTGGCCTAAGACCGATGACGCTCCAGAGCTCGAGGCAGCTTGTGTTCCGGGGGTGAGGACTATCCCGTACGCTGGGTTTGCCGCACCGGGTACGGAGGCGATGGTGACCGCCACGCCGGTAAATGTCGGGGCAGCGGTGGCGATCGTGTACCCGATAGCAACTGGTGTGGCCCACATGATCCCCCCGCTACCACCGTTCCCGCCAGGGCACGAAACGAACGAGCCGAACGATGTCGTGCCTCCCGTGCCGCCCGGGTTATTCCCCGCGGGGCCTGCGATTCCGGGCGCGCCGATCGTGACGGGTGCGTTAGCAAACCCGGCTGTGATGAGCGCTTTCGCGTAGGCACCAGACCCGCCTGGGGCACTTACTGCGCTCTGTGCGGCCGACGTTGCTGCAACCCCGCCGCTGCCGCCGCCCGGTGCCTGCACCTCGACGATGATCTTCGCTGTGCCGGGGGTTGGCGTGTACGTGGCGCTCGATGTAAAGACTTGGACGTTGAGCAGCCGCCCGGTGAACCCCGTCAGCGTCCCCGTTGCGGACAGGTTGGTGAATGAACCCGTGCTCGGCGTGGTCGCACCGATCGGCGTGCTGTTGATCGATCCGCCCGTAATCGTCGCGTTGGCCGAAGAGAGAATAACCCCGGTGATCGATCCGCCCGTAATCGTCGCGTTGGCCGAAGAGAGAATAACCCCGGTGATCGATCCGCCCGTAATCGTCGC